CTTGACACGGCTTGGATAATTGTTAGATAAGGAAGAGTGGAAAGAAGTTGTTGAAAATTGGTTTGAGAAATACGAAAAACAAGAGGCGAAGGCGGTGGACACTCTGAAAAACGAGAAAAAGTTTTGGAATTTCAAGGCTAAAGATGATAAGACAGGAGAGCTTACGCTTTACGGTGAGATTGCTAGTTCTACCTGGTGGGGGGACGAGACAACACCTAAGCAATTTAAGGAAGATTTAGATGCTCTTGGGGATATTGAGACGTTAAACGTTTACGTCAACTCGCCTGGCGGGGATGTGTTTGCCGGACAAACAATCTACAGCATTCTTAAACGCTGTGACGCTCAGGTAAATGTGTATGTTGACGGTCTGGCGGCAAGCATAGCTTCTCTGATCACTATGGCTGGTGATACAGTAATTATGTCAGAAAATGCTATGATGATGGTCCATAACCCTTGGACCATAGTCGCTGGTGAGGCGAGCGAGCTAAGGAAAATGGCTGATACCCTGGATAAAGTGCGTGACAGCATGGTAGTAGCTTATGAGAGCCGATCCGCGCTAACTGCAGAGGAGATCGTTGAACTTCTAGATGCTGAGACATGGCTCTCTGCTGCAGAGTGTGAGGAGTACGGCTTTTGTGATGAAATAGAGGATGCAAAGGAGGTAGCTGCTTGTATTGATGAGAGGTATTTTGAACGCTACCGGAACGCTCCGAAGGAACTTTTGAAAAAGCCGGAGGAGGTGGACGAAGCAAGAGAGTTAGAAAAACAGAAGTTAGCTATAGAGCTTGAACTATGTAAATAAATACTAAGGAGAGGAATGCAATGTCGAAAGAATTAAGAGAGTTGCTGAATCAGCTTGAGACTTTGAAAGCCGAAGTCCGGGCGATGCTTGCTGAAAACAAGGTTGAAGACGCTAAGGCAAAGATGAAAGATGTCAATGCTCTGCAAGATAAGATTGAGATGCAGCGACAGCTGGATGAGATGGAACGTGAGAGCCTTGGTACTGAGGGCGGGGTTGAGATTTCCGGCCAGGGCGAGGAGATCGAGCGCACTGATGCTGAGCTTGAGCAGGAGTATACCCGTGTGTTTATGAGAGGGCTTCGTAGGCAGAGGGTTTCTGCGGATGACCGTTCTATCGTGCAGGACTATGTCCGGAGTATTCGAGGCGCTGTCATGCACGAGGGCGGGGTTGATACCGTACCTGACGGCGATACATCCCTGATCGTGCCGCAGGATATCCAGACCCGCATTAATGAACTTATGCGGACCCTAAACGACATTAGCAAATATGTGACTGTAGAGACAGTGAATACGTTGTCTGGTACTAGAGTGCTGGAGAAAGATGCGGACATGGTACCCTTTGCGTTGGTGGCTGAATACGGTGAGATTCAGGAAATTGATAACCCTAAATTCGTGCCGATTGGCTATGAATTGAAGAAACGTGCCGGTTTCTTACCGATCACCAGGGAACTGCTGGCCGATACTGATCAGAACATTATAGGGTATATCACTAAGTGGATTGCTAAGAAACACGTCGTAACTAAGAATAGTTTGATTATCGCCGTGTTGAACGCTTTAGATAAGGTAGAATTGGCTGATGCAGATGCGATTAAGAAAGTGCTGAACGTGGACCTGGATCCGGCGATTAGCTTGTCTTCTGTTATTTTGACAAACCAGGACGGCTATCATTGGCTGGATGTCCAAAAGGACGGCCTTGGTGATGATTTGTTGCAGCCAGATATCACTCAGCCTGGCCGTATGCTGCTTCGGGGGCGCCCGATTATCCCTGTAGCAAACCGCACTTTGCCTTCTGATACTACCGTCGGTGTGAAAGCTCCGTTTATTATCGGGAATTTGAAAGAGCTCATCGTGCTCTTTACTCGCGGTGCTTATGAACTGGCTACTACCGAGGAAGGCGGGGACGCTTGGAGGCGCGATACCAATGAGCTGCGCACTATCACCAGAGACGACTGCAAGCAGTGGGATGACGGTGCTGCTGTATTCGGGCAGATCGTTATTGAAGCTGGGGCATAATGGAGCGGGAGATCCGCTTCACCCCCCTTTTGGGGTGTGGTAATAGGTGATTATCACGCTGGAAGAAGTTAAGACGTGGCTCAGGCAAGACGGTAACCATGAGGACGTGCTGATTAGCACTATTCTTATTCCCGCCGCAGAAAAATACCTGGAAAATGCAACAGGTAAGGAGTTTGACAACACAAATGAGTTGGCGAAGCTCTTGTGCCTGGTGCTGGTAGCCGACTGGTACGTGAACCGAGAGCTAGTAGGAAAGGCAAGTGATAAAGTACGGCATACAGTAAACAGTATACTGCAGCAACTTGATTTAGAGCCGGAGGTGGCGCCGTGAACATTGGAGATCTCCGACACCGTGTAACCATTCAGCATAAAGTTTCAGGCAAGGATGAAGACGGTTTACCTGTTGAGGAATGGCGGCCTCTTGCTGAAATTTGGGCGGCTGTAGAGCCGCTCCAGGGCAGAGAGTTTTGGCAAGCGAAAGCTGTGCAATCTGAAGCAACTGTTAGGGTGCGGATTTGGTATCGGCCTGATATCACTACAGCAATGCGAGTGCAATACGGCAATCGAATCTTGGATATTGAAACGGTGATCGACCCTGAAGAAAGGCACGTGGAGCTGCACCTGCTATGTAAGGAGGTGGTGCCAGGTGGCTGAGGTAACACTGGAAGGGCTTGACGATCTGCTTAAAGAGGTACAGGGGCTGGGGCAGAAGGCTGGCAGGATAGAAAATAAAGCTCTTCGTGCCGGCGCTAAAGTGATTCAAGAGGGTATGTCAAAACGGGCGCCGCGAAGTAGGCTGAATAAACCGCATCTGGCAGATAACATAGAGATTAGCGGCGTTAAGCGGAGATCCGGTATTAAATACATTGAAGTTGGTCCAGGGAAGGATTTCTTTTATGGCATTTTCCTTGAGCTGGGTACCTCAAAAATGGACAAGCGCCCTTTCATGCAACCAACAATGGTTGCAGACGGTGATAAGTCCACCCAGGCCATGGCCGATGAGCTAAAGAGGGGATTAGTATGATTAATCCAAAACCAGAGATTTTGCAAGCGCTTGAGTCGAATCAGGCGCTTGTTTCTTTGTTAGGCGGTAAAAAGATATACTGGCTGGTTGCTGGGATGGCTGAATACCCTTATATCACCTATTCAGAACTGGCGAACCACGATACCGATTACGCCGATGATAAGGCCACTGCCAGCGAAATTCACATTCAGGTGGACATTTGGAGTAAAGGCAATCCTACTAAAATTGCTGCTGAAGTGGACAAGACGATGAGGCGCCTGGGGTATACCAGGTACGGTGCTATCGATTTATATGAGAGTGATACGAAAGTGTACCATAAAGCTCTCAGATATGAAACTAAAAAAATGAGAGGAGAGGGATAAGATGCCGGAGATAAAAAGTAAAGGCATTCGCATTGGATTACGTGATTTACATTATGCGCGGCTAATTTCCGATGATGAAACTGGGACTGTATATGGAACTCCGGAGAAAATTGTTGGAGCTATTACCGCGAAAATTTCTCCGAAAACAGACATGCAAAAACACTACTCTGACGATGGCTTAACTGAAGTTGCTTCGTCTCAGGGGGAGACTGAAGTTGAGTTTGGAGCGGATGACCTGCCGCTACAGGTACAGGCCGATCTTTTAGGGCACACCTTAGGAACTGACGGGGTGTTGTTAAAGAACAGGGATGATGCAGCCCCCTATGTCGCTCTAGGTTTTAGATCCTTAAAGTCTAACGGCAATTTCCGTTACGTGTGGCTGTATAAAGGCAAGTTTGAGGCGCCGGAAGAGGAGTACCAAACAAAAGGAGAAAACGTAGAATTCAAAACACCTACAATCAAGGGCATTTTCCTACCGCGCGAATCAGATGGAGACTGGCAAGCAACTGGCGATGAGGATGACGCTACTTTCGCAGCTGGCGATACGTGGTTTGATGCGGTGTATGAGAAACCGGTAATTCCGTAAGATGTGGGCGGCTCAGGCCGCCCTAATTATTTCATGTGAAATAATTTTTAGGAGGTCGAAATAATGACTGCAAACGTTAAGGGCGCTCCTGTTCCGCTTCAGCTGGATAAAAAGCGGCATTTAAGTTTTGACTTAAACGCCTTTATTGAGCTAGAAGAGAAGTTTGGCAGTATTCAGGACGCCCTAGATGCGTTACAGAAGCTCGATCCCGGGAGGAGAGCGCAGAAAGGAAAAAAGCGTCAAGACTTAAAAACATTTCGGACATTTCTTTGGGCCGGGCTTGTTCATGAGGATGACGCTCTAACCGAGAAAGAGGTTGGCAAACTAATCAATCTTGAGACCCTGGACGATGTTGCCGACGCCATTTTGGGCGCTGTAAACGCTGCACTTCCTGAGGTGGAGGAAGATGATATAAAAAACTCCCAAAACCCGGCCTAGAAGAAGATAAGGGCTGGGCTTGGGATGAAATGTACTATTTCGGGACGATTATTTTAGATATGAGTGAGCGGGAATTCTGGCGCAGTACACCGCGGAAGTTTTTTGCACTTGTGAAGGTACACAATCAGCGGTTTAGTAGGCGAACAGAGGATGCGCCGTTGGGTTATATTGATCAAGTTTTATGATCACTCCTTTAGTTCAATGTCTTCTAGCTCCCATTTATCGTCGCCAATATGTTTCAGCACGCAGAAATATTTTACCCTAATTTTTGCCCCGAAACTATTTTCAGCGTCAACATAAGCGCTGACTTTATACCTATTTTCCCCTATTTCCTTGACAAAACTGTCTTGGAATCTGGGGAATTTTGCTGTAGCTGGAGCTTTTAGTTTTGTTTCTACGAACTGCTGAGACATGATGTATGCGTCGATTTTGTCTGGTTCTGTGCTGGTTTCTTCTGCGCTGCCCCTGCAAGAGGCGATACAGAAGAAAATAAGAACGAGAACAGCAATCCATACTAGACAGCCAATCGGTTTAATTTTTGGTTTTTCTTTATTTTCCACAAAAACACCCCCCTTTTTTAGATATATCAAGATTCGCTAGTTAAGCAAGAAATACCTGCTCGGAGGTGAGAGTATGGCGGAAGTTGTAAAAGACCTAAAAGCAAGAATTAGTTGGGATAGCACAGGTTTCCAGCGGGGTGTTTCCGATATAAATCGGCAAATGCAAGTTGTTCGGTCCGAGTTCCGAGCCGCTAGTGCGGGAGCTGGGGACTTCGGTAGAAGCACAGAAGGGTTGAAGTTAAAGGCTGATAGCTTAACTAAACAATTCGATTTACAAAAACAAAAAGTAGGAATATATTCAAAAGCCCTGGACGATTCCCGAACAAAGCAAGAAAGATCTGCGAAAGCCGTACAAGATACAAGGACAAAGCTTGAACAGGCTAAAACTGCATATGAAGCTTCGGCGCAAGCAACAGGCAAAAACTCTGAGCAGTCGAAAAAGCTGAAATCTGAAGTTAAAGCGCTTGAGAAAGAGCTCAAAACAAAAGAACAAACACT